TCTCTCAAAGGATTGTTAACAGTGATGTAGCAGAACCTAATGGAGATGGCACTTGGAATATTATTGAGTGGGTTGAGTTTGATGTTAACAGTCCTTCACAGATTGTAGAAAGACTTAAGCCTTATTGGCATCCGGTAATCTTTAACAAACCTAGAGCAGATGGTAAGTGCACTCCTAAAGTATGTGTAGAGAACCTTCTAACGGTCTCTAAGGATGCTCCTGAGAGTATACAGAAGATAGTACGTTGCAAAATAGACACAAGCCGTAGCACCCTTTTACAGAGCTTTCTAGATGCCACTGATGATAAAGGAAGACTTCATGGTACTGTAACAAGCATTGGAGCAGCTACTCACAGAATGGCACACACTAAACCTAACACTGCTAATGTCCCCTCTGCAGGTCTTTATGGAGAAACAATTAGAAGTTTATTCATAGCTCCTAAAGGTTATAAGATTGTAGGCTGTGATGCTGCTGGTATTCAGTTAAGGGCCCTTGCAAGTTATGTTAAAGATGCTGACTTAGTGCATCAGATACTTAATGAAGACATACACGTATACCTTGCAAAGATTTATGGACTGATGCCTAAGGAAGCTGTGTATGATGAGAACATTCCAGACCTTAAGAAGGCTAGAAAGGTTGGTAAGACTACTACGTATGCTATCTTAATGGGTGCTGGAGTTGCTAAGGTAGGTCAGATAACTGGTAAAGATGGTAAGACTGTTATGGACAACCTTACAAATGGCATTAAAGGTCTTAAGAAATTTAAGGATGGCTTTAAGTATCAGTCTGCAGTAGGCTACTATAAAGCTATTGACGGTAGATTTGTAAAGCTTGCTAATGCTCACTTAGGAATGTCATCACACCTTCAAAGTTTTGAGCAGGCAGTTGTTAAATGGGTTATGGTTGAAGCTCACAAGAGACTTAAGAAGCTTGGCTTAGACTTTCATCAGGTTGCTGTAGTCCACGATGAAATACAGTATGAAGTTAGAGAAGACCAAGCAGAAGAACTTGCTAAGACTGTTGCAGAATGCTTTAAGGATGCTGGAGAGTACTTTAAAACCTTCTGTCCTTTAGCAGGTGACTATAAAATTGGTAACAACTGGAAAGAGAGTCATTAATAAGTTCTTTAAAAGTCTTTAGAGTATTTATTACATTTTCCTAAAGAACCGAAGAAGAAACAAGAAAGAAGAAGGAAGAAACGCTTCGTAGTATACATCCAAAATTCCTTCTTGTCAAGTAAATTTTTGTTACAATCTTGTAATATTTCTTCTAAGGTTTTGTTTAATTTGTAAAATAATTTTAAAAAAATAAGTTATGAAATTTTTAAAAAAGTTCTTGACACATCTTTAAAAGTGTCTTAAATTAGTCTTGTAACAACAATATAGGAGTTTAAAATGTCAGATAAAAAATTTGTAATTGTTAAAAATGTTGAACTCTGCTGGGCTTTTTTAGCAGAACCAAACACTAAAGGAGAGTATGCTTCAGGCAAGTATCAAGTTGACCTCATCCTTAATGAAGATCAAAAGCATTTGTTGGAAACTTTGCAGTTCTCTAACAAGCAAAAGATTAAAGACTTAGGTGAAGGCAGATACGGAATTACTTTGAAGTCTACTGTTAAACCTCAAGTAGTTGACAATAATAAAATGCCAATGACTGATGAAGCTATTGGTAAAATCGGTAATGGTACTATTGCTAATGTTCGAGTAGTTGCTTACGAAACACGTGGAGCTACCTTCTTAGGTTTGTCTTCAGTTCGTGTAAAGAGCTTAGTAGAATACAACGGCGGTAGCATTAACGACTTGTTTGATGATGATGAAGTTCCAACTGAATCTGTCACTGACGATGATGACGACTTAGCGTAGGTTCCTATGACAGACCTTGTAGAAGATATTTATAAATACTTAGAAAGTTACTCAGAAGTTCCCCAAGAGGCTGCTGAAGAGCTGGCAGAAGCTATTAAGACAGTTGTTGTTGCAAAACTCCAGCACTTCAGACAGCCTTCTTTGAGTATGTCAAGTATTGGTAAACCTCCTAGAAGACTGTATATGGACCTACACCATGTTGTCAAGCCAGATGGAGCAGCCCGTCTTAAGTTTCTTTACGGAGACATCATAGAAGCCTTAGTACTTTGGCTCTGCAAACAAGCAGGGCACACTGTTACAGACCAACAAAAGACTGTAGAGTGTGAAGGTATTACAGGTTCTATTGATGCTCTTATAGATGGTGTGTTGTGTGATGTAAAGAGTTGCTCAGCACAGTCCTTCTTGAAATTTAAAGACGGTAAACTGCCCACACAAGACTCCTTTGGGTATCTACCACAGATTTCAGGATACAAAACGTGTCTTGGACAGTCTGATTGCTTCTTTCTTGCGGTTAATAAAGTCACCGGAGAACTAGCAACATTCCATCCAGACCCTGAATTTGACCTTCCGAATATCTCTAAGGTCATAGAGGTTGCAAAGAAAGCCTCTACTGAGATGCCTAAGGAGCCTTGTGCCCCTCCTAAGCCTTATGGTAAGAGTGGTAATGAAGTTGTAGCTACCTGCTGTAAACACTGTCCACATCTTTTAAGGTGTTTTCCTAATGTTAAAGAGTATAAGTATTCAACAGGCTCAGAGTACTTTACTAAGATTGTTAAAGAGCCTAAAGTAAACCGTGAAGGAGATTAAAATGGTTCGTTATGCGTTTGATGCACGTTCTTCAAAGATTTTGTTAACTTGTGCTTGCTGTGATGGAGATGCTTATGTAGACATCAACAACATCTTAGCTATGGTTGACAAAGGTGATGAAGGTACTTTGATTGTATTAGCTACTGGTGGAGAAAACATGGTAGTTTCTGTCAAAGAAAAAGTAAAAGAAATTGTAGACTTCATTCAAAAGTTAGCCGATGAACAAATGGCAAGACGTGAAGAAGAAGCTAAAGCTCGTGAAGAGGAATTCAAAAAGGCACGAGAAGCTCAAGAAGCTGCAAAACAATAAGGGAGATTAAGAGGGATGAGAACAGAGTTGATATGTTTTAGTGACTTACATATCTCTCCGAGAACTGTCAAGAATGTTTCTGAAGTCTTGCAACAGATTACTGCTGACATTCTTGACAGACAACCCTATGCAGTCATTTGTGTGGGAGACATAGGAGATTTCGCAAGTCACAATAAAAAGTCCGCAGAGTTTGCTACTGCTGACACAAAGCTAGAACGTAAAGCTGTTAAAGATGTTCTCTGTGAGTATTTGTTTAAACCTTTGGCAGATTACAATGACCGGAAAAGGGCCCTTAAAAAGAAATGTTACAAGCCTGTCTTCTATTTCTGTTTAGGAAATCACGACAAATTAGAACACAGATGGCTTGAAGGTTTCTTTGGAGAGGTTGCTAAGAGACTTAACTGTACCATCCACGTTTGCGATGAAGAAACTCTTGTGAACTTTGATGATATTGTTTTCTTTAAGCACACCTTTGATAAGGGCATCTCTGGAATTGCTCATACAACTTGTGCAGGTATCTTAAAAGACTTACACAAGACTTGTGTGCAAGGCCACAGACACGTCAGAGAAGTTGCAGAAGATAGAGACTTACAAGGCCACAAAATACTTGCTATCTGTCTTCCTTGTGCTACTACTGATAGACCTGATTGGGCTGCTGAAAGTGCTATGAAGTGGGACACAGGATGGCTAAGACTTTCTTATAGCTACGACCCTGATGAAGAACCTCACTATGAATTTATGGAGTTTAACAATGACAGAATTTACGCTTTGGCAGAGACTTGCTGATGGTTATTCAGTAGAAGATGTTTTAGAGATCATTGGAATTACTCCAGAAGAGCTCTATGAGGATTATCTTGCTCACCTCATAAGGAGACACATAGATGACTTCGCGAATATCTGAACACTTCTATGGCATAGATCCTGGAAAAATGGGTGCAGTAGCTTGCCTCTCTTCTGAAGGTTCTTTTGTGTTCGTAGAAGACTTGCCTCAGACTGATGCAGAGTGGCTAGAGATACTGCAAATAGATTACGGCAGACCTTTAGACTATTGTGCCTTAGAGAATGTTCACGCCCTTCCTAATCAATCTACTGTAGCTGGCTTTACGTTTGGTAAGAATGTTGGAAAGGCTGAGTTGTTAGCAGAGAACTTAAGCAGTGTTGAGCCCCCTCTGCTAGTTACTCCTCAGAAATGGAAGAAGTACTTTAAGCTTGACAAAGATAAACACAAGTCAGTAGAGTTAGCTAGGGAGATGTTTCCAGAAGCTGAGGAATTGTTGTTGTACTCTAAAGATGGTAGAGCAGAAGCTTTATTGATTGCAGAGTATGGAAGAAGATTAATTAAAAATATTTTATAAGGAGATTAAAGATGATTGATATAGATAAAATAACTTTAAAAGATGAAGAAAGGCAACCTGTCGAGTGCTGGTGTAGATGTATGGGTTTGTTGTAATAGCCCATGTAAAAAGTCTCTAATAGTAATCGAAAGCTGTAAAGCCTACGATGAGGAAAGCTTAAGTCGATAGACTTTGTCGAAAGGACATTAAAAATGAAACTTAAATATGATAGAGATAGTTCTGCTTTTAGTTTGCTGACACCTGAATCAGCTTACTGGATTGGTTACTTATATGGTGATGGTAATTGCTCACAAGAGAATAAAGTTCGTTTGTGTTGCAAAGAAGAAGATGAAGAAACTCTGATAAGTTTTAGAAATTTTATTAAGTGCATTCATAAGCCTATTAAACATTTTATAAGTAACGGCTATCCTTCTTGCTCTTTTGAAATACGAGATTGGGGTATGATTAAAGATCTTTCGAAGTATTCATTAAGAACAGTAAAGAGTAAAAGAGGTTTAGTACCATTGCCTTTACTTCAAAAGGAAATTGCAAGAGATTTTGTAAGAGGACTATTTGATGCTGATGGTTGTTTTTATTATGATGGATTACACAAGAACAATCTATTTGCAGAGATTACAGGATTTTTGCCTACTATGAAAAGCATTAAAGCTGTTTTAGTTTGTTGTGGAGTAATAGATGAGAATAAAAAGATTACAAGAAACGGCTCAATATGGAGAATACGATTTCCAAAGAAAGCTTGTTTAAACCTTATAAGATTTTTATACGAAGGCAACCCAAGATATTACTTAAAAAGAAAGTATGGTCTTGCTAAAAGCTACCTTGACAGACTGAATGAGACTCAAGAAGCAACAGTCGAAAAGTATTACAGACCTATCTCACAGTACAATGTTGGAAAAAGAAGTGAATTCAACGAACGTAAATGGTACTCTGAAGCAGCTATAAAAGAAAAGGTTACTAAAGATGAGTAAGTTTAAACTGATACACTACAATGGTGACTTTGAAGTTACTATGGAGTTTGAAGAAGAAGACTTGTGGAATGTTATTATGAACTTTAAAGCTTTCTTAAAGGGTTGCACCTTCTCTTCTGAGAGTGTTGATGAATTTATACCGGAGAACTAATATGAATAGAACACAATGTTTAGAAGAAGCTACTAAGATTATTAACAATGACCGTCAGAATAGCTACGGAGCTCCTGAAAAGAACTTTGGAACTATCTCTTGCTACTGGTCAGAGTATCTACAAAGCTTAGGTTATAATATTATCGTAAGGCCTCATGATGTAGCAGTTATGATGTGTCTGTTAAAGATTGCTAGGCTTGCTACCAGTCCTATGAAAGAAGACAACTGGGTAGACTTAGCAGGTTATGCGGCTAATGGTTGTGAACTTGTAGAAAATCTTACAGGTACTTTAAAGCCTAGTGCTTTGTTTGATGTAGAGGATGACGAGGATTAGCTGCAAAGGTACTTTATAGGGGCAACTGGATTTTCTTTTTAGCACTTTTTACTTTTTTTCTAGTTGCCTCTGTAAGGGCCGTTTGCGGAACAAATAAAGGG